TATTTATGTATTGGTTTGTTACAGTACCTATTTGCATTTTATTTCTCCCACCTATAGAATATATGTTTATCTATTCGGGTTGTTCGTGTTTTTGTTTTAGCCCATGCAGGCCTTACGTAGCTTGCGTGATAGTGAGTAGCACCATCGGTTACGTCTAGGTTAATACTTTCACCCATTATTATAGACGCGTGTCTTATAGCATTACCCCACGCTTTACTATCTTTTCTTGGTTCGTCACTCTTACCATCACAGTACCAACTGAACTGGCATTTACCTACTACAACTTTTCCGTTCTTGTAAGTTAATCCTTGCTTAACTACTTCGCAAATTGTGTTAGGGTATCTATGGTCTTCTACTCGATTCATTACTACTTGTGCTACTGCGAATTGCCCAAGCATCGATTGGTTCTTTGCCTCGTGATATATATTAGTAGCCATACACATTAGTGCTGTTTCTAGTATCATATCCACCTCGTATTATCTGTAGGTGCTGAATCAAATCTTTGATTCCATGGCACCTTATTGGTTGTTATACGATCATAGTGAGAGCGCAGTACCTCTAATCCAATAGCAAGAGACATAACATAATCATCATGACATCCTGGAGCTGCTTCTGCTTTCCCATTATCGTTTACTATATAGTCTTTTAGTTCCTGGATAACTTCTATGCTAGGCACATATACGTCATCATTCTCTATTGCGTTCTTTAAGTTTCCTATAATTGTACTTCTAGTCGCTGTAGTAGTTCTAAATCCTAATCTTTCTCCTTCTTCTTTACTTACGTTAGCTATCTTTGTTTGTTTGTATAGGTTCACATACCCCATGTCATCTAGCTTCTGTAGGGTAGCGATACCCATTGAATTAGACTCTACAGCAAGCAAACCATTGTTATAGTATCTTCCGAGATAAAATAAAAAATCTCCGAATTTACTAGGATCTATTCTATTATTTCTATATACTGCTACTATTTCACGGTTCTCGTTTAATACTATAGCAGCAGAATAATCTTTACCTACTCCGAGAGCAACATCAGCACCAATAACATATCCCGTATCGTGGTTAGGATACTCGTAGATTTCAATATCACCCTCGCTAGTAGTTTCAAAGAATTTAGAATCTAAATCTAACTTCATCCTTTTCAAGTAGGGTACTGGTTCAAGGTCTTGTAGTTTCTTTAAATCGAATACACTACTACCACTTACGAGGAACGCTTCCTCAGGATGACTCGGATACTCCTGGACAAACTTCCTTTCACCCGACTCAGAGATCTTGAGACGGCGCCAGTATAACTGATCAAAGTCCAATCCATGCTCATCCATGAGTTTAAGCTCTGCCTCAGTAGGTTCAAAATTTTCCGGAGCTTCTCTCCTATATTCATCAGTGATATACCAAGGTAGAAATATAGGTATATACTCTGACTCACCTCGATAATAACCTTTTTCAGCTTGTTTCCATAACCGGTAAAATTCCCCTTTTGCTCCGTTGGCTGTCGATTCCAATATAACTTCAGTGCCCTCAGCTTGAGAGATACCTTGGAATAATCCGGCGAGAATCTTCTCATCAAAAGTCCAAAAGGCCACCTCACTAAGGTGAGCAATAGTAGGGGTAGTTCCACGACCAGCTTCCGGAGAACCCGCAGTATATAATCTATAGCCCGCATTGTTATGCTCAAATTTAATCTCCTTTGCGTTTGATGCTATTAAAGGAGGCTTGAATTCTTTTTCCATCTTATCTATTAAGTTTTTGCTCATACTGAATAAAGCATCAGAAGTAGCACTGTCATGAGCCATTATCACCGATCTAGCATTAGGGGTGAAGTAGCTCTTCCATGCAGTGCGAGCAGTACAGTAAGTAGAGATTCCTTGTTGACGAGCCTTTAAGATAAGTGCTCGTACTCTACCTTTTTCTTTTAGTTGTTGTTCTAGTTGTTTATTGATTTCCTGTTGAGCGTCGTTAAAGATAAAAGGAGAAAATCCCTTAGCAGCATCTTTTGTTATTATTTTTACTTGTTCGGTAGCGAACTTCTCAAAGTTAGTTTCATATTCCTCTAAGAGCTTTCTTCTTCTTGCTTCTTTGATGAGGGCGAGTTTTCGCTTATTGTCCATAATATACCCCAATAGTTAGCAGCACTACTATCTCTAACATCATTATGCTTAGTACTATGTCCATAGTTTTTCCTTTTTATCCACTCAATTACACTTTTCCCTATGTCATCACAAGGATCGTTGTAGAGAATCATTGTACCTCCTGGTTAAAATTTAACCAATTGTTATCTCTACTAGGGGACACTTCTTAAAACAAACTTAAAAAAATCGCCTAATATACATATACCCCAATACAATTCAATACCCCCTCAATCTAAAAACCCCTAATCTAAAAATACCAAAAACCCTCTCTCTAAAATAACCTCTATCTCTCCCTTCATCTCTATCCATTATTTTATTTATTTTTTTAATAACCACTATCTCTCTCTTCATCCACTTTCTCTCCTTAAAAAATAAAAAAATAATTCATATACCATTTTATTTTAACTATACAACCATCACATAATTAAATTAAAATATAACTTAAACCATACAAAGGAACTACCACCCATGGAAAACACAATAAACAATTTCCCAACACCAAACTCTATCCCAACAACTAACACAACTTCTAACTATCCTAACCAAAATCCTTTCTCTAATAATCAACAATCTAAATACAATTCTCAAAATCAATTTACATATTTAAACCCAATTAACAATTCTCACCAATTCTTTTCTATCCTAAATCTCTTCACTAATTACCCTAACTATTCTCAAATCCTAAATAATAAACAAATTCAAATCCATTTCACCTTAACTAATCTTTCTACTAACACCTTCATCCAAATCCCTAATCACCCTACTTCTACATTTCCTCATCATATAATTACAAACACCTCTCAACTTCCAAATATCCACTCTCAACTTAACATTATATCTTCTCAACTTCAACCCAATAACAAAACCTATTCTTTCTCATATTTCATCATCAATCTAACCAATCAATCATTCATTCCAAACTTTCACCAAATCTCTAATCAAACCCAAAATATCCAATCTATCCCTAATAATATCCCTAACAACTATCAATATCCTTCTTCTCAACAATCTACAAACCCATTAAATTCTTTATTTAATAACCCAAATCCTACACCTCAAACCCAAACTACCTCTAAATCAACTAAAACACCAAAACCCTTAAATCCACAAATATAATAAATAACTAAATTTCACTCATATAATATAATTATAAATCCCTATATTAAATACATCTATCTTTTAATATATATTTATAATTATATTATATATCAATAAAAATTTTTTCAATACCGACCGATCTTTGTGCTTATATACACCGATCTCATAGGCTTCGGAGACCAATATTAGAACTGTCTCCTATTAGAGAAGGGGCCAATGGGCCGATAAACATTAATATATACTATAAGTATAGCCTTAGGGTGATTAATTGTGATACTCCATGTACCCAAAAGCCTACCAACCTAAACATATATGAGCACTATTCCATTATTATATTTAAATTTTTATCCTTTTCTTCACTCTTTTCCCTTTTCCTTCCTAAAAATTTAAAATAATAATTCCTTTACTATTTATTTAAACAACATAGAAAGTAAATAACACTCATGAACAAATTAATAAATAAATTAAATAAAGCCTTAGAAACCCTAATAGACCACACCGATAATGTCTTAAGAGATACCGATGGTGCAACCGATTATATTATATATGAAGTTCCCATTGAATGCCGTACTGATATTGCTACATACTTCTATGACCGTGGCATATTTAAAGACTTAGCGAGCACTACATGCGATCATTGTCATAAAAGATTCTTTCTTATCAATCATGCCAAAGAAAACCCTAAAGACATATGTCATTGTGTCTATGAGCGAACTATAAACCCATACCACGGCGGCTTTAATTATACTAATAAAACTGCTGATTTATATGATTATATGTTTAATCGCAATACAAATCGTCTATGGCCACAACAAACTAAACCATTAACTGCAGAAGATAGCGATACTAAATGGATAAATAAGCATGGCAATAAAGTAACTATATCGCGTGACTTTGGCACAAATGTTCCTGTTGAACGTAACCTAACCTTGGGCATAAACCATCTACAAGAAGAATACGACTCAAGAAATAAAAATCCTAATATAATGCGACATGTCGATCAAGATTACCCTGAAACTAAATAGAAAGAAATAATACAAATGGATACAACAACACATACAATTATTAAAACTGAAGTTATAGATTTAACATTTACTCGTGATCTCATAAGTAAAGATCAAAAGACTTACATTGATCGTTGCTCTTTAGATTTATCCGACTCGACATACCCATTTTATTTATCTATAATCCAAGAGTCACATTACAAACCCAATACCTTTGAGTTAGCTGTGCAAAACCCATTAACAGGTAACCTAATGTATAATCACCCATTAGCTGTACATTTACAAGATATAACTAAATCCGATGATTATGAAACAGTATTTCGTATGAACTTAACAACTCTAAATAATGTACTTAAACTTGTACAACTTGATTCAAACAAACTATACATTTACCATGTTAAAGAACCATTATACGAATCTATTAAAAAGAATTTATTAACTAAAGCAGATATTAAAACCGTAAAAAGAGTCGAAGACCTCAATGGACCTAGATTAACAAATAAACACTATGATGTCTTCGAAGATTAATTAAGTAATGTTGTGTGAGTGTGTGGAACCAACTGAGCACCCTACGGGGTGCTCTCATTTTATTACAGAAAGGACCGATATGTATAAAGTAATTGATTTCTTATTAGCAATTGTAGACCTACTTAACGCAATAGCAATTTTCATTATACTTATGATATTTGCTATTATGTTGCCTTCATTTATAACCGAAGTAACGAACTTTATAACCGTCATAGTTCAACCATATCATTAGGAGTTATCATGGAACATATGGACCAATTAACCGCAGTATCAGTCGTCTTATGTGCAGCTATATGTGCATTTGTATTATGCTACTGGATGTCGGGTGGATTTAAATGATTCATGCGATAATCTTTATATGTTCCCTAAGCACAGAGTGTATGTTTGTATCTGATGCTTGGGGACCATACAATACAATAGATCGTTGTTTATCTCGTACCGTCAGAATGCATAAAGATGCTACTATGATACTACCGAAATACCGATCTATCTCATCTCATTGTACAACCACCAAATTCATGACGAAAGGAAAACACGCATGAAACATGATGAAATCTTTACCTACGTTTTAGCTAAATTTAATATTGCCTTAGGGGTCGATGAAATTATCTATATCGTCTCTAACAATTTATTTGTTGACCAATATGTATCCAACAAATACTCTCTTTAACTATTACTTTGAGTCCCATTAAACTACCCTTCTATCTAACCTCTACCTAATTATTTTATTTGAGTGGGCTTCGGCCCATCAAAAAAATAATTCTAATACTATTTTTACCCTTAATTTAAACCCAAAAGGAGTCTTATATCGTGACCAGTACTAATCAAAACTCTACTTACCCTCGTTCTTTAATCATTAAAGATGTTCTTGCTAAATTTTGTCGTATCTCTGGTACTGATGCGCCTGTGAACCCATTCGGTTCTAAGCAGTGGGAAATGGTTATAGCTACAGACGATCCAGCCAAGATTAAAGAACTAAAAGACTATGGTCTTAACGTCAAGCAAGACAAGAATGACGAGAAAGTACATTTCGTCAATCTAAAGCGAAAAGGCGTTAAAGCCGATGGTAATCCGAATGCACCTGTTAAAGTTGTAGACGGAAAACTACAGCCAATGGAGTCTAACAACATTGGTAATGGTTCTAAAGTGAACGTTAACCTATGGCAATATGAGTATGAAGCACCAGGCAGAAAAGGAGTTGCCACTTCTTTAACAGCTGTTCAAGTTGTTGAATTAGTTGAGTATACACCAAGCGCTGGCTTTGATGTAGTTGAAACTGCAACTGCTGCTGAAGGCGAAATCGCGTTCTAAGCTTCCTTAAGCAAAGGAGCTTTAATGATTGCAATTGCCATATTAGCAATATTCGTACTAATAGTCGTCGTTGGTGTTCGGACTTACTGAGCACCAATGGCGATATAGTTTTTAACAATGACCGACAAAGAGTGTGAGAAAAGAATTATGAATAACTTAATGTATTTTCCAGCCGTTAGACTTGCATTCGAAAAAGCTACTCGAACCTTAGATAATCTTACCAACGAAGCTGTAAAAGAAAACAATCAGGATGCAGCTAAAGCCTATAGAGAATCTTTTAGATTAATACGAGAAGCCATTAAACAAGTCGAACAACAAGGTGAATCAACTTTACATAAACATCTTGAAGATGAAATCGAAGCAGTATTTAAAATAGTTCATGATACTTGCCAAAAGATTAAATATAATATTGAAGAAGAATATAGAGAAAGTCTTAAAGCAGTTACAGATGGTATTATAAGAATACTTCAGAAGAAAAATATCAACGATCAACACATAAGTAATATGAGTAAAGAGATAGATACTTATGCACTTGAAGCAGTAACAGAGATATTTAGTGAAGAAGGGATAGGTTTCAGTGAACAAAGTATCTAAAAAGATCTTGCAAGCTACCGTCACAAACCCACCTCATTACCGTCAAGGTGATATTGAATGCATTGAAGCAATCAAAGCAGCCTGTGGTGAGGATGGATATGATGGTTACCTTCAAGGAAACATAATAAAATATATCTGGCGATTCAAACACAAAGGTCGTGCTCAAGATGATCTTGGAAAAGCCAGCTGGTATCTTAATGAATTAGTTAAAGTTTATCATGGAGATGAAAATGAGTGAAGATAAAATAAAAGTTCCTTATAAATCAATGACTTATCCTATTGATGAGTTTGGCCGACTAGGTGGATTGTTTAGCTTAGTTGATTTACCTGTAGCCAAGTATGTAAAGTACCAAGACTTACGTGAAGAAGATCAAAAGAAAGTAGATAAATCACCAATGTGGAGGGAGCATGCCTAGAAATCTCACAAAAAGTTATAAGAAAGAGTGTTTTCAATTTCTTGACGAACTTCGAGCAAATGGCGAATGTAACATGTTCGGAGCCTGTAGTTATCTAGTAGATGATTTTAATTTAATAAAGAAAGATGCCGTTTCGTGTTTACAGGAATGGATGAACAACAAAAGAGAAGAGGAACTCGTAGAATGAAGAAATCAGATACAGCATTAGCAAGATGGACCAAAGAAAGATCACCTTTCAGCGGTTATAAATTTACTGTGACTAACAGAGAAGACCCAGCTTTATTGAGATTAAAAGAAGTTGTTAAGAAATCTAATAAAGAATACGCATGGGGTAATAAGTTAAGAGTTAGACTCATGGGCAGAGGTCCAAGAGCTAGATGGGCTAGAATAGAAGGCAGACATCCAAGATCTTATGATTCTTATTTACCTGTAGATAAAGCTACGCATTATGACGTATACGTTCATGACGCACCTAGGTATTCTTTAAATGATTGAGATTATTTTATATAGTTTCGCAGGTGGCGTAGCAGGAGCTTACGTCATCTGGTATGTGGCAGATATTTTAGCTAGATACTACGAATAACAACAGAACAATGGAGAATGATATGAGTATAGATAATACAACAACACAAGAAGACGATAAATTTGTATATGTAAAGCCTAACGGCGGTGAGATCTGGTGCTATGGTAGCATAAAATTCGATAGTAATTTCGAAGTATGCTGTGATGATGAGGATTTCGATGGAGTAGTAGTAGATTGTGAGGGCGATAAGTACGATACATGGGATAAAGTCTGTCAGTACTTAATGGAAAATTACAGAACTGATTTAGAGCAAATATCAACATGTTAAGTCCTGTTGAACCTATACATAACCGTATTCAAGAAGTTGTTAATAATCTATACGAAGAAGAACATGATCCATTTGCGATAGCGGGCGTAATGCTCGCTATTGCTATTCAATTATACCGTACTCAAGAAATGAAATGGGATAACATTAAAGTATTATTAAATGAAATTCATAAAACTAGTATTAAATCAGAAGAGCACATTAGGAGGACAATGCATTGAAATCAGAAAGTTATTTAGATGAAGCCATTACCGTCTTGGCGTGGGCCACAAAACTAATGGTGAAAAAGGGAGCAGACTATCAAGGTGGTTCAGTATGTGATGATGATTATTATCCGCATGGATGGAAATCGTTTGACACTATGTTAACAACTAAAGTATTAAGGTTTAGATCTGTAATGGAACAAAATGGAGAAGTAAACTTTGATTCTGCTGAAGATTGCCTTATAGACCTCATTAATTATTCTGCAAGATGTATTGTTTTCTTAAACCGACAACGTGCAAAGGTAGATTCGGTGTTTAGCGAGCATATGGAGACCGGAAAAGAAATTAAAGAAGAGGAATTACATTATAATGGCGCATAAATGGGTAGTAATGTTCGAACCCTTTGATGACGAAGGCTTTGAATATGTAAGAGTAGGCCGAATATGGGATAGTATTACACCTATTAAAGTCTTTACTAGCCGAGAAGAAGCTGAAAAAGAAAAACGTAGATGGAATACCGGAGTTGTAACTGAATGGAGAAATGAAGATGTTAACTATCAGGAACATTAGAGACAGATTTATTGATAAATTTAAAGATCAAGACTTTGAAGAAGATGGTAACCTAGAACTATTAGGCGCAAATTTTGTAGCTGATGAACAAAGTATATTTGGAGAACCAAACGCTAAATACCAGCAAGCTGAAGTGATGTGGTATAACAGCCAAAGTTGTAACACCGACAAGCTGAGAGATATTTATGGAAAAGTGCCAGCCATTTGGGAACATGTTGCTAATACTAGAGGTAATGTTAACTCAAATTACGGTAACTTAATCTTTTCAGCTCTAAACGGTAGCCAATATGAAAACGCTCATAGAGAATTAAAGAGAAATCCTCATTCTCGTAGGGCAACTATGATATACCAACACCCAGACATGCACCAGAGACACAGAGAGCATGGTAAGGATGACTTTGTGTGCACAAATGCTGTAACATATTACAATAAGATAGGGTTACTCCACGCTGTAGTACAGATGCGCTCGAATGATGTTGTGTTTGGGTATATTAATGACTATTATTGGCAATTTAAAGTATTAGAGCGACTAGCTGGTGACTTAGAACTAGAAGTCGGAGGTATTTTATGGCAAGTTCAAAGCTTACATATGTATCCTCGTCATTTTAACTTAATCGCAGAGTATATAGAAAAGACAAAGCCTGTAGACTATGCGATAGAAAATATAGGAGCTCATGATGGGTGAAGAAGCAAAAAGTTTATTACTTACAATATGCTTAATAATAGCTTTAACATTAGCATTAAATGCTGTGATAAACGGAGTAATATTTTAATGAAGATAACGCCTAAGTACGACAAATCATGGTACATTAAGTGGGTGTCTAGCTGTATACTACTAATAGCTATGTCGCTTACTTCTATCGGTGGACTAGAACCATTTAATATAATGCTTCACCTAATAGGAGTAACTGGCTGGCTAATAGTAGGAATGTTATGGCACGACCGAGCCTTAATATTTATTAATGGAATAGCAATCTTTATATTCCTATCAGGAATTTTAAAATTTTATTTATAGAAAGGTAGAATATGGCAAACGCTAGAGGAAAAGAAATAGATAATACGCATTTAAGTATAGATCAAGCTGAAGCTAGAGGATTCCTTCACCGAGATTATATAGCTCACTGCTTAAGATGGAGTAATGGAATAGCAATCTTTATATTCCTATCAGGAATTTTAAAATTTTATTTATAGGAGATAGTATGCCTCATCACTTTCCGATTTGGATGAACACAAATAAAAAAGATATGGGATTTACTGACATGGCTGACATTGATTTGAATGTTGGCTTTAGTCGACATAACTCTCATCATATAGGTAACATAAGAGTTACGCAAGAAGTAATTGATAAAAATACTAGAAGATTTAGACTATACGTAGACGATAAGTTAATGTCAACTAAACATATAGAAAGGTAAAGTATGGCAAACGCTAGAGGAAAAGAAATAGATAATACACATTTAAGTATAGATCAAGCTGAAGCTAGAGGATTCCTTCACCGAGATTATATAGCTCACTGCTTAAGATGGAGTAAAATATGTAAGGACCTAGGAATAGGTGCTAAATATAAACAAGCTGAAATAATAGACGTAGGCTGCGGTAAAGATATGCCGTTAGCTAGAATGTTAATGACAAACCGAATGGCACCAAAGAGATACGTTGGTGTAGAATATAATAAGATGGAATTACCGTCTATGTTTGATAACACTACGTTTAAGCCTGAGCTAATACAAGACGTAAACTTTGTAACAACCGACATACCAGCCGATAGTTTTAATATGAGCGTTTGTCTTGAAGTTCTTGAACATGTTGAACCATCATTAGCTATAATGATATTAGATCAAATAGCTGATGTTGTAATAGATGAAGGTACTTGTTATTTCTCTACACCATGTTATGATGCACATGTAGGAGCAGCTAAGAACCACGTAAATGAGATGACATACGAAGCATTTGGAGCTCTATTAGAAGCCAGAGGATTCCAAATACTAGATCATTACGGTACGTTCGCTTCACAAACTCATTACAATAAGTACCTACAAAGCAGTGCTGAAGGTACAATAGGAAACGCAGTAAAGGTAGTGTTCGACGAGTTAAGAGATTACTATGACGCTAATTACTTAGCAACTATCTTTGCACCGATATTTCCTAATAGATCTAGAAATGTATTATGGAAATGCAAAAATAGAAAAGGTTCTATTCAAAGCGATATTCCTAAGCAGTTCCCTAGAATTGCAGATTTAGACGGTATACTAGGATCTTCTGAAAAAGCAGATGAACTAAGGTATGCGTGAACCAGAAAGATATTATGAATGGATGTTATGGAAATTAAAACAGGAGAAAGATATGAATGCTAAATGGTCTGAAATAGATAGTGATACTAACTGGGCTAAAGATATTAATAATATGCACCTCAAGTTTGGGGTGCACGACTGGGTTAAGACAAGAATAAAAGCTGGAGACTACTATTCTTTGCACGAGTTCTTACAGTTTAGAATAAGATTCCTAGATGAAGAGCTTCATGAGACTAAAGAAGCAATAAAACACCGACATGCAGATGATATTGTTGACGGGCTGATAGATCTATGTGTTGTTGCTATTGGTACGTTAGATATGATGGGTGTAGATGCTAATAGATCATGGAACCGAGTTCATAGGGCTAATATGGCTAAACATATAGGACAAAAAGATTCCAGACCTAATGATCTTGGGCTGCCTGATTTAATAAAGCCTGATGACTGGATGGCACCTGATCATGAAGATAACGTTGGAATCACACCAAAGTTTTTGAGAAAAGACTATGATGCTTCG